TCAGCCAATCTACCTGCTTCTTGGCATTTCCCTTCACATCAGGCGGCATAGATGCCATCATGCGTTCCATCACGATTTCAATATCGTTTCGAGGCCAACCCTGCCGATGCAAAACAGCCTGCAAGTCATTCATGATTTGCAGTTGGAAGTCGATGGACTGTAACACAGGTGCCATCACAAGATTTCCACGGGGGTCGTCTATGTCGGGATCAGTCGGCACCCAAAAGAAATTCGCCTTGCCAGGTTCCAAGGACACTTTCTTGCCCATTTGTCCCTGCTGATAGGGGATATAAACCTGTCGCCCGTTGCGTTCCTCAAGTTCCCACTCGATTGTCTGCGGAATCACGGGATGCACGTCGATGATGTCAGTGCGTTCATCATTTACCTCAACTTCAACGGCTTGCGCCCCTAAGAAATATCCCGAATAATGGAGCATGTCTATCAAGCCATCAAGTCCTGCATTGGATATAGAGTTAACGCGAGAAGCAAAGTCACGCCATTCTCGCTCTATATCTCGTAAACGATTCTTACGTTCCTTATCGTCAAGCGCATAAAAAGCCATCTCATGACCTTGATTTGCCATTCGCACAAAGTTCCAATTTGCCATTGACAAATCGGGAATCTTCTTACGAGCAAAATCCAAAGCCTGCGCCTCATCACCAATCATCCGCAAGGTTTCCAGCACATCGTTTGTCCGTGACCGATGCGGAGATAATGTTCGCCTTCCCCATCCCCAAGTGCCACCAATAACGGTTTGGCGGCCTGTAGGGATTGAAGGGTCTCTTGTCCTTCTTGCCAATCTATCAAAAGGCCACAATCATTATCACCACCTTTCCAATATTACACATTGCCCAATAAGCACTGTTGCGCTTGTGCTTGCTCTACTCGCTTACGAGCAATCTCTACATACTTTGGCTCTTTTTCTATGCCAATAAAAAACCGCCCTGTGTTGAGGGCGGCCACTGCAGTCGTGCCTGAGCCTATGCAATTATCTAAGACTATCTCACCGGGTTGCGTGTAGGTTTTGATTAAGTATTCAAATAAGGCTACAGGTTTTTGGGTCGGATGTAACCCCCTTTGTACATTAAATTTTAATACTGATGAAGGATATTTAAAATCTGCCATCCCATTGCCTTGTTGTAGTTTGAAATTTCCATATACATCAGAATTATGAGTTATTCCTAATTTATTATTTCTTTTATTTTTTTCTTTTCTAATTTCCATTTGTGGATTAAACTTTGTTTTGTTTTTTCCAAAAATACAAATATCTTCATGCCATTTCATAAATTGATTTTTAGCTAAAGCAGGATTACTTGGTCTTTCTTTTTCCCATACCAAACAATATTTAAATAATTTTAAATTACTGTTAATAAGTTGACTTGTAAATGGTTGACTTCCAAATAAAACAATTGCTCCATTATCTTTAATAATTCTTTCATATTGCTCCCACAATGGCTCAAAAGGAATTATAGTGTCCCACTTGCAAGCGGTAGTTCCATAGGGAAGGTCGCACAGTATCATGTCAACCGATTTGTCCGGTATCTCCTTCATAACTTCAAGGCAGTCGCCCTCAATTATCTGATTAAGCCACCTATCCATGCCATCACTTCCTCACCACCATCAAAAACTCAGGGACATTGAACCACCATACGCCATCCTTGAAATACGCGTCGTTAGCCTCAACCTTGCCCCCGGCCTTCTCGATTCTCTCCGTCCACCATTCACGGTCACGAATGGTCTCGTGGCTTGAGTCCAAGTCGCCTTCGACTTCATGCGTCACCACTCGAATGATCACCCATTCCTTGCTTACTCTGAGTAGTTCCTTGAGTGTCTTGGTCACTTCTTTAAGGGGCACATGCTCCATCACGTCCAAGCAGGTCACTACGTCAAAGGTGTTGTCAGGATATGGAATGGACTGTGCTGTGTCAAGGTTAATTTTGTCTCCCACGTCAGGATGAGCGTTGCTCACGGCATAAACCGATGGGTCAATGCCATAAGCATCTACGCCTAATTCGTCTAGTGCTTTAACTAAAAAACCCTTGGCGCATCCTACGTCAAGGGTTCTCTCGGGCTTGAATAAGTCTACAATGTGTCGTGCTGTTCGTTGAAATTGACTACCCAACCGTTGCCATGAATAGTCCTGGTAGTTGCTCTTTTTAGTAGCAACGCCATTCTCGAAATAATCTCGGTCAAACACTGCCGATAGTTTTTCGATCTTCGGACTTATAACCATTACTTATCCTCCTTATGCTCCAAACTGCCTCAAAACCACATCCCATCTCGCCTGCCAAATCCTTATGTCGAAGCAGTCGCGGGCTATCTCGCGGTTACGCTTGCCCATCACTTCTCGCACATCTGGATTGTCGGCTAACCACTTAATAATCTCGCTTAGATTATTCTTGGCGGGGTCAAAGATTACGGTGTTATAACCGTCAATGATTGCATCAGTCAAGCCGCCATGAATGGTTGTAATCGTGGGCAGTCCGCAGGCCATGCTTTCCAAAAGAGACAATGCCAATCCCTCGCACGCTTTCGTTGGAACCACCGCCAAGTCTGCCTCTTGATAAAGTTCCTCCATGCCCTCCATCGGGCGCCAAGTAAAGCGAATGTTCTTGGTTGTCTCTCCCCATGCTTGTTGTTGTGCATAAGCTTGTTGATCTGTCCCCTGTCCAACTGCCAGAAAGTCATAATCGGGACATTCAACCGAAGCACGAATAAACTCATTGCATCCCCTGAGAAGCGTTAACCTGCGCGGATATAACACCCGCAGTCGTTCCCAATCCTTGGGTTTCTTGCGGGGCTTGAATTTCTCGGTGTTAACGTAGTTATATATGACTTCGATGTTGTTTTCTAATCCCGGCTGTATAGCTTGTATAACACGCTTGGTATTGCTGTCCACCGATACTACCACGTCAGGATTAGTAAATCCCCGTAACTGTCGTTGCATAAACTCCTTTCGGTAGGATTCGTCTCCTGCCTGAGCATCGCTGTAAGGATAGTCCCAATAAATGCCGTGGCAAAGTGCTATGGACGGGCTTACAGTGTAGGGAAACGCCATATAGGTTGTCCAATAGATAGCCAAATCGTAGTTGCCCACCACGCACTCATTAAACCGCATGTTCAGCATAGGGTTCGTATTGTACTGCCATTGGGTGTCGGGTAGCAAAACAAAGGGTATACCGGCGTATTCCTTCTTAATGGCTCCGCACTTAATACGCTGGCCATCTTTATAATTGTTGATGTACTGAAAGACCGTGACCACGTGCCCACGCGACTGCAGGAAGTGGCAGAAGTCTATGGTCATTCGTTCCGATCCGCCGAATATAATTACATCCTCGCCGTCAATCTCAGAAACTGCCTGGTAGAAAGCAGGTGTTAAAATGCCAATTTTCATAGTACAAAATTCGCCTCCCCAATTTTTCTTACATCCAAACGATCCCTATATCACCCTCATGGTCGTTGTAATCCAACGGCAAGGGCAATGGGGCTTCGGTAAAATCCTTATCCACCCATGCAGTACGGCAAAGTAGTTTTTCTTCGTGCCATACATACAGCCAAGCCACATGGCACGGGTCTTTCGCCTTCCGTATCTCACTGGTGGCGCCGACAATGGCCCGCTTAACATCGCTTTTGTTCTTCTTGTCAACCTCGATGTGACCGATATATCGCTTGCATATCGGCCGTGACACGTCTTGAATTTCTCGAACCTTATACATCGGCTTTGCCTCCCTTAAAAATTCCAATAAAAAAAACCGCCTAAGCGGATTTGTTACATGGTTTCTTTGTATTGTGTTAATAAATTTATAAATAATGATTTACCTAATAGGGTAAAGAGAGTGCTATCGTTAAAAGACGTTATAGAGTTGCTTAACATTATTAAGCCCCGCATTAACTGTAAAGCATCACCTAACAATGAATTTGGTATTGTAAACTACCCCAGACCATAATAAAAAAACACCACCTACGGCGCATTCGCACTTTCAGTGGTTCATTTATAATATATCATTTTATATTGTTGTGTTCAAGCAATTGTTAAAGTTTTCAATTAATCTGGGGAATATATGAGAGGGTAAATAAGTCTTCGTTTGGTGTTCTAGCCGTTCATATTCATTTTTAAGGGAGCTTTATGGTTCTTCTTGACTTGCGCTTATTAGAGCTGCCTTCCCAATGCTCTTTCTGATTCCAAAGCACTGCTCGGCAAGATCATAAAATCTGTTCTTCCAATCCTCTGACGGCGTATATAAAACGGCCTTACCATATTCGTAATCAATGACGTACTTCAAGTTGCCTTCCTCCTTTGCTGCAATAACGGACTACGCCTCCTGCTCAATCCCAACTTCCTCAGTGTCGGGATAGTCCGTTAACTTCAACGGCAATCCGAAATCACAGTCCACGATGTCGAGTATGTCTCGCAACTTCTCCTTGATGTCCTGCTCGCAAAGATTCCCGATGTCTATCCCCCGCTCAATCAGTTTGGCATAGGGGATTCTTAGTTTTAACATAGGCTTGCCTCCCTCTGTTTTTTTTCGCCTCCCCGAAGAAAGAAATCACGCAGGGACAGGCGGAGGCAAACCTGCTTTCGCTCGAAGCGAATACCCTGCGTGATATTTGATTACTCCACAATCGCTCTCAACTGCGCTATTGCTTTGCGCAGGTCTTTGTTCACGATGCAATAGTCTGCAACGTCGATATTGTTAAACTCACCCGTGGTGTACGCATGAGCAATGCGCTCGGCAATCACATCGGGATCATCACCACGGGCTGTCATACGCTCGATTAAGTCCTTGCCTGAAGCGTAGATGTAAATAACCTTGGTCATCTCAGGATAGAGTGCCTTGAACGCCTCAACTCCCACACGGTCAACGATCGCAAAAGCACGGTTGCTGTCTCCACCTAACACACGGTCAACCTCGTCCTTAGAAGTGCCGTAAAGAAAACCATTGTACTCGGTGTATTCGACCATCTCGGTTGCGTAGAATGTGTTTATGTCAACGAAGTAATACGGATTACAGTATGATTCACCTTTACGCATTGGGCGGGTGGTGTGGCTGATTAATTCGGGAATTCCCCATTG